TTAGCTATAGGAGACTATACAGCTGAGGGTGTAAATATTTTTCCGCTTACAGGCGTTCAATCAAACACATTTTTAGGCACACCAACTGTTGAAGAAGGTCACGGCATTGAAGTAACAAGCTTGTCTATGACTTTTACCGAAGGGGAAGAAGCTAGTTCGGGATCAGTGGACGCTGGTTGGGGAAGAGCCACCTGGGGTTCTTTTGCGTGGAATAATAATATAGAAATTTTTGCGAACGTCACAGGCGTTCAAATGGTTTCCTCTTTAGCAGACGTATCTGTTTCCGTAGGAACAGGAGTTATTGTTTCTGCAACAGGACTTCCAATTAATTCAACTTTAGATTCTGTTACTCTTGAAACAGATCAAATTATAGAACCTGATTCTTTAAGTATAGGCGTTGCTTTATCAGGAGCGACTGTTTCTGCTGAAGGAAGTGTAGCTGTCATTGCACCAACAGATCAAATGGATTTCCAGCTAGGTACTGTTCTAGCGGAAGCTCAAAGTATTGTTGACCCAAATCCTGTTGTAATCAATACAAGTCTAGGGTCCGTAGATATAGAGATTATTTCCGTTATTGAACCAACCGCTGTTACGTTAACTACTACTTTAGATAATGTCACTGTTATTGAAGGAACAGGAATTGTTGTCTCTGCAACAGGAATAGGAATGACCTTTAGTGAGGCTTCTATATCTCCTACAGGTGATGCTTTAGTTTTCCCAACTTCATTGACTATGACCTTATCCTTAGCTAATATATATTCAACTCCATGGGCGAATGTAAATACCAATTCAAACAATACTTGGACAGAGGTAGATACTGCTACGATAGCGGCTTGACAATGGTAAAACTTGAAATAAATAGATTGTAAAGCATTGGAAAGTTTAGTAGATTTTAGAGAGGTTTAAAAAATGGCATCAACATATTCAGATAGTTTAAAACTAGAACTCATGGCAACAGGCGCTAATGCGTCAACCTGGGGAACAAATACAAATACAAATTTAGAAGTCCTTGACGCTTTTGCTCAAGGTTACGTATCAAAATCAGTAGCGGGTTCTACTGATGTTACATTAACTACAGGTAATGCAGATCCTGACGCTGAATCAGCTAATAAAGTTATTGAACTTACAGGCGCTTTAACAGGTGCTATTTCCGTTTTAATTCCAGCTGTTACAGGTGGAAGTGAATATCTTATTTATAACAATACATCAGGAGCTTATGCTCTTACGATCGCAGCAACAGGGCACGTAGCTAATGGTGTTGTAGTTACCCAAGGAGCTTACTCAAGAGTTTATTGCGATGGCACTGCTAATTTTAATGTAGCAGTTTCTACTTCTGTTCTAGGTGCTGTTACTACTAAAGGTGCAGCTGTCTTTGATGCTGGAGCAACAGTTACCGCTGGTCAAGCTTTAGTCGCTGGTTCAGGAAATATTAATATTAGAAGTAATGGTGAAGTTTCTGCTACTTTATTTACAGGTTCAGGCGCTGGTTTAACAGGCGTTGATCCTTTTCCTTCAGGAACAAAAATGGTTTTTTATCAAGCGTCTGCTCCGACTGGTTGGACGCAAGACACAACAGCTGCTTTAGCTAATACAGCTATGTCTATTGTCACCGGTTCAGGTGGAGGCACAGGCGGTGCAACAAGTTTTTATGATGTTTTTAATGCGTCAACTCAACCTGTAGATTTAGGTTCTGTGACCGTTTCTGTTACAGGTGCAGTAGGGGCACATACTTTAACTACTCCTGAAATTCCTGCCCACTCCCACTCCTTCAGTACCGCGTTTGGTATTGATCAAACTCAAAGTAATCCTACACAATGGAAAGTGAATTATGCCGCTCAAAGACTCCCTATAACAATTAGTAATACAGGTGGTGGTGGAAGTCATACTCATCCTTTTAGTGTTAGTAGTTCTTCTGCTGGTGGCACTGCAAGCACTCCAGCCTTAAATGTAAAATATGCAAATGTTATTATTGCAGCGAAAGACGCTTAAAAGTTTAAATGCCTATATTTGACCCTGACGGCAAATGCCCGTTACTCAATAAAAAATGTATTAAACACCAATGTGTTTGGTATAATATGCTTCAAGGTAATCATCCTCAAACAGGTCAAAATATTCAAGAATGGGGTTGTTCTATTGCTTGGATTCCTTTACTTTTAGTAGAAAATTCTAAACATTCCATGGCTACTACAGCAGCCACTGAATCTTTTAGAAATGAAATGGTCAAAGGAAATGACGCCTTAATGGAATTAAGTAAAGAAGCTATAAAACAAAAAACACCAATGAATGGTATATCTACTTTAATGGGAATGATTGGAAATCATCAAAGAGCTTTAGCTGATAAAAACCCTAATATGGAAGATAAAACTGTTAGACAACTAAGCAATAATAAGATAAAAGTGAAGAAGACAAAAAAGGTTAAAAAAAATGACATTAATAAATAATACTACTGTTAATACTAGACTTAGTATACTTTTCGATTCCGATGTTGATTCTATTAACGAAAATAATGGTCCTAGATCAAGTTCAGGAAACACTGAGTCTGATGTTTACGTTGATGAAAATGAAAATCAAAAAGTATGGTTAAATGTAAGATCACATACAGAAGTTCCAGAGAACATTCATGCTTTTAATTGGAATGTTCTAACTAATACAGGAACAATTGAATACGTAACAACTCAAGAAAATGAAGTTGTTAATATTATACCTCAGTGGGCAACTAATGTTGTTATTAGAGTGGAAGCTAGTGATATATGGAATGAGGCTTATGCTGAGGATTCCACGGCACAACTCACTGCTTGGACTGACTTAGGTAACTCAGAAGATACTATAGTCTATGATAACGCACAATCCACTGCATATGCAGATTTAACTCGAAATACTTATCTTTCCAATCATGGAATAACTTACTAATCTCTTGAATAATATTTTAGAAATTAGAAAATTTATACCTTCTACAATTTGTGAAAAAATTATTTTATATTTTGACAATTCAAACGACCTATTTGATGCGCAAATAACTGATCCTAATAATCCTGTTGATAAAGATATAAGAAATTGTAAAACTAGAGTAATTAGTCAAGATGTTAACTCTTTTGGTGAGAGATTAGTTTTAAATTATATTAAGTCCAAAGTAAAAGAATCTGTTAAAGTTTATCAAAAAAAATATCCTCATGCTAGCATGAGCGAAATTCAAGAAGTTAGTTTTTTAAAATACGAAAAAAATAATCACAAGAGTGGTTATGTATATCACGTAGATCAAGGAGTATCCGTACCAAAAAGAGCTTTATCTGTTTCAATTTGCTTAAACAATGAGTTTCAAGGAGGAGAATTTATGTTTGATATTAATGGAGAAAAATTAAACTACCCACAAAATGTTGGTGATTTAATTATTTTTCCTTCTAATTTTATGTTTCCCCATCAGGTAAATAAAATTAAAAGTGGAACACGTTTTGCTTTAGTTACGTGGGTATGTTAATGGAACCAATATTTATTAAAAATTTCTTACCTCAGCCGGTTTTATCTTTAGTAGAAAATTATTGTTTACTTAAATACTCTAACCGATATAGTTTTGAAGATATAGATTCTCAAACTAATTCTTTAGTCGGGGAATATAGTGATGTTCTTATGGAATCTATTTTGGATATTAGTACCTCAGTTATTGAAAAAAATGTAAATAAAAGTTTATTTCCAACTTATTCTTACTTCAGGATATATGATTTAGGATCAGATCTTAAATTTCATACAGACAGAGAAGCTTGTGAATACACAGTTGCTTTATGTATTAGTGCCAATCCCTTAGATAAACCTTATAATATTTATATAGGAGAAAAGGATAAAACATCTAATTATAAATATCTTAATGGAAAAACTAATTCCTATGAAACTTTAAAAATAAATCATACTTTTCCTATGCTTCCTAATGATGCTCTTATATTTAAAGGAACAGAGGCCCTTCATTGGAGAGAACAATGTGAAAATGATTATTATATGACTGTTTTTTTACATTATGTAGATGCAAA